CGGAGGGTGTAATAAAAATAAGTTTTTTGATTGGGTAAATAATGTAGGTGTCATACTGTATTTATGATAAATAAGTGATAAAGTGAATTAAATATGCCTAGACTCTCGCTGTATCGTCCCAATAAAACCAATGACTATAACTTTTTTGATAGAACCATATCAGAACAGTTTACTGTTGGTGGGACTGATTTATACGTACATAAGTACTTAGGTCCTACGGATCAGGGAGCGTCAGTTGATTATACTCAACCGCAATATGATGTATTAGATCCAACTAATATTCAAGATTTACTATTTCTTGAAAATCGTGATAGGACATATGATCCCAATGTGTATCGTTTACGTGGACATTATAATGTTCAAAACTTAGATTTTGATTTAAGTCAGTTTGGGTTATTTTTGAACAATGATATTATCTATATTACTGTTCATTATAATGACATGATTCAACTAATTGGACGTAAGTTAATGGTTGGTGATGTTATTGAACTCCCGCATTTGTTAGATTACAATCCATTAAAAGAAACTATACCAGTTGCTTTAAAAAGATTCATGCAAATTACTGATACCAATTGGGCAAGTGAAGGCTTTAGTTCTACGTGGTTCCCTCACTTGTGGCGCATTAAATGCGAACCATTGGTAGATAGTGAAGAATTTAGTCAGATATTGTCAGAGCCTATTAATCAAGATAACTATCTTGGATTATGGGATAAAGATAAAACATATCCGCCCGGTTATGTAATCACATTTGGTGATAAGAATTATATATCTATTGCTGAAGTGCCAGTAGGTGTCACTCCACCTGATCCTACATATTGGGCATTGGATACTGCAAGTAATCTTAAAGATATTCTTGCTACTTACAATAAGAACATTCAAATTAATAATGCAGTATTAGAAGAAGCTGCTCGTATATTACCTAAAGCAGGTTACGATCAAAATAATTTATATATTGTACCTACATATGGTGAGTTTGAAACTAATACTCAATTATCAGGTAAATACAATCAGCCTGCGCCACCGATCAACGTAGTAGCTAACTCAGCTGGTTCACCTGTGACAACAGGTACCGTAGCTTATATGCGTAATCCTAACTTTAAGAATCCTAGTCCAGTGATTAGAATTTCCAAAGAGGCAGTTAAGAACATATGGGATATGACTGCTGATCAGGTTTACGAAAAACTAGACCCGTTTAGTACAGTACACATTGAAACAATTACATTAGCACCTGAACGTAGTGATACCAATTCAGGACCTGTCAGTGGTAGCAAGATATTGTCAGTGTTCTCTATGGGAACAGTAACAGGACCATATGGTACTGCTGACAACACTTATGCTACTGCTGACGCTAATCCAGAACTTCCAGGATTTACTGGCACAATTAGTACTCAAATGGATTGGAGAGCAGATTGCGACCCTGCTTATCAATACATTGCAAGATCAAGCCCTCGTTCATTCGGCTACTCAGCTGGTTATATGTCTGGTGACGGTATTGCACCAAACGGAATACCTACTGGTGTAGGAATAAGTTTCCCACAAAATCCGCAAGTTGGAGATTACTTTTTACGCATTGATTACTTCCCACAATTGTTATATCGTTGGGACGGCAGACTATGGGTTAGAATTTCAACTAATGTTAGAACTGACACTGGCTTTAGCGAAGCCAATAAGTCACAGCTATCAGGATTCATTAATGATGTAGCACAAACAGAACTTACAGATGGTACATATGTACCACAGCGTCAAGCACTATCAAGTATCTTGTCGCTTACACCAGATACATTACCACCGGTAGTTTAAGGATATAAATGGCAGAATTTTTCTATGACAATCAGGTACGCAGATTCTTAATTCAATTTGCGAAAATCTTTAGCAACTGGCAAGTTACTAAAGGCAAAGACCCAGCGGGCAATCCTATTTTAGTTAGAGTACCTGTCATGTACGGTGACTCTAGTAGACAAGCAAGTACTATTATTGCTAATAACAGTGCAAGTAACTTGCCTAGCGCTCCTTTGATTTCTTACTACATTAGTGGTCTTGAGTATGATCAAAGACGCACCCAAGACCCTACTTTTATTGATAAAATAAATGTAAGACAACGCTCTTACAACGCAGAAACACAATCATATGAAACAACGCAAGGACAAGCATTTACTGTTGAAAGATTGATGCCTGTTCCTTATACATTGCGTATCAGTGTAGACTTCTGGACTACTAACTACAATCAAAAATTAGAATTGATTGAACAGTTAGGTACGTTATTTAACCCTGCATTAGAAATTCAAAGCACTGATAACTTTATTGACTGGACTTCATTGAGTGTAGTGTATCAAGATGGAATAACATTCAGTAGTCGTGCGATTCCAGTTGGTACTGCTAATCCTATTGACGTATTGACTTGGAAGTTTTATATGCCTATCTGGATTAGCACAGCAGCTAAACTTAAGAAGATGGGTGTTATTGAAAAGATTATTGCTAGTATTTTCCAAGGAAAAGCATTAACTGATATTCAAGACGATGATTTACTATTAGGTACTAGACAGAAGATTACTCCATATGGATATAAAGTATTGTTGATAGGCAACACACTTCAATTATTACCTCAGGCTAGTGCATTTTATCCAAGTAATTTAGATTTGAATTTGCCTTCTAGTCCCGACACGGATTTGTATTGGTCTAGTTTATTAAATGTATATGGAACTATTAAGCCTGGTATCAGTCAGATATGGTTACAAAATCCATATATGGATACTGACATTGTTGGAACTATTGTGCTTGATCCAATAGATGATAGATTGTTAATATACAGTATTGATCCTGATACCCTGCCTCAAAATACACTGGACCCAGTCGACGGAGTTATTAATCCTCAACTCACCGGGCCAAATGCAGGACTACCAGGCCCAGTCAATGGTCGTAGATATCTACTTGTAGACAATATAGGTTCACCAGGAGCGACTACTACTGCTTGGGGCGATTTAGTAGCATTTGCAAATGATATCGTTGAATATAGTGCCAGTACTGGAAAATGGACAGTAAGTTTTAATAGCTTAACTACTACAATAACCACGCTTGAATATGTGACCAATCTTACAACGAGCGTACAGTATCGCTTTGTAGACAATATTTGGATGAAATCATATGAAGGTTGGTACGATCAGGGCGATTATAGTATTGTAATCTGACGTTCATTGTGTTATAATAACATTATGAGTAACATAGCTGCTGGCGTTTTCTTTTATAATTCTAAAACAAACCGTTACCTATATCTGTTGCGCACTGACAATAAGAATCCGGGTAATTGGGGAATTCCAGGTGGCAAGGTAGAACACGATGAGACTTTGTTTGAAGCTATCACTAGAGAATGTCAAGAAGAAATTGGCCAGTTTCCTAACAATGCAAAACTGATTCCTATTCAAAAGTTTGTAAATAATTCATTTGTATATCATACCTTCTTTTGTGAAGTAGCAGAAGAATTCATACCTATACTAAACGATGAGCACTGTGGTTATGCCTGGGTAGGTGATAATCAATTTCCTAAACCATTACATCCCGGATTGTTCAACACAGTGAACTTTGATGTAGTTCAAGAAAAACTAAACGCACTAACTAAAAAAGAGACCTAAGTCTCTTTTTTTTATTTTAGTAGTTTTGCTACTGTTTCAAATCCAATTGAGCCGATAACTATACCTGCTCCCATCATCATCCATCGCCACTTTTCTAAGCTGTTGATTTTGTCTGACATTGATTTATGAGCATTAGTACTATTATCTCTCATATCCTTAATAAGATTGTTCGTAGTTTGAGCATTCTTATCCATGGATACCGTCACAGCTTTCAAGTCCTCTTTAAGATCACTGACTTTATCGTCAATGTTCTTAACTTGAACTTGAAGCACTGCTATATCAGCTTCAGTCTGCGCCGAGTGCAGTGTATTTCTTGCCTGTGAAGTTGCCATGATTCAATTATGCACTTGCAATAGTTACGATATTGTAAGGTTGAGCGT